ACACGCAGTCAAGATGCTTAACTATGCAAACAAAAATACTTTACTTGTTCTTATTTCACAACAACGTAATAGTTTTGGTGGAATGCACGCAACTCATATCCCTACTGGCGGTATGGCTGTTAAGTTCTTTTCAAGTACCATCGTAAAATTATGGTCAAGCGAATCAGAAGCTAGTTCTATTAAAGACAAAGTAACTGTTGGTGATCGTTTAATTGAGCAAAAGGTTGGTCGCCCAGTTAATTGGACTATTGATTATAATAAGACAGGACCACAGTTTATTGGTGGGTCATATGACTTCTATTTCCAAGGTGATCACGTTGGTGTAGACACCATCGCTGACCTTGTTGATACAGCAGAACTTATGGGCATCATTGAGCGTGGTGGTGCTTGGTATACAGTTCTAGAACAGCGTTTACAGGGACGTGCAAAAGTGGTAGAATATGTTAGAGAAAATAAAGAAGTGTTTGACACTCTTGAAAGTATGGTGTATTCAAAGTTATGATAAATCCAAATGATTTTATAAACATTACTCCAAAGAAAGAAGAACCAGAAGAAGAATTAACTATTGTTGATGGATCATTTGTTTGTCAAGAATGTCTTGTTTCGGTATCAGAGGCTAAACTAAATGAAGATTCAATGACTTTGTTATATATCTGCAAAGATGGACATAAGAATGAGGCAAGTCTTTGAGTGAAGCAGGAGAGTTAAAACGTATTGGTGCTAAGGCACATAAAAACTCTGGTCGTGGGCAATACTATAAAGGTGATGGCAATACAGATGAGTTTATTGTAGATGTAAAAGAAGCAGGTAAAAGTTTTACCCTTAATCAAGATGTATGGGCTAAGATCGTCACAGACACCCTAAGAACGGATAAAACTAAATATCCTGCCCTATTACTGGCTATTGGAGAAACACAAAAGATAAGATTAGCAGTCATTGAATGGGCTGCTCTAGAAGATTTAATGGAGAGAGCAAATGGAATCAACACTTGAGTTTATTAGTCAAGTCACAGAATTTAATGACCTGCACGAGTTTATGGCAGACCCAGAACTTGATGAAGCATTGGCATTGATTGTAAAGATTATGATGAAGCCAGATATTCCATCTGTTCAAGCAGTAGCCCTAATTGGAAAACTACAAGCAATGTCTGCTAAGTTTGCTATTCTTGCAACTTATTATACAACGATTGCAAAAGGTCCATCGGGAAGTGTGAACAACACAAAAAAGAATGTATACTATACAATGAAAGAATCAATAGACAAAATCGTAGATGCCTTAAAGTATCTTGCACGATACAACTTAGGAGCATAAAATGGCTAAAAATTTAATAGGAAGTCTAGTAACAAAACCAAGAGATACAAAGTTAGATGCAAAGAAATATCGCCTTGCATTAGGTAAGGCATATCTAGCAGGTAAGAACGGTATTCAGTTTACAACAAAGAAAACATTTTCACCGTCCACCGTTGGTTATGGTTATGGAACTTGTCCAAGATATTGGAACCTTGCATTTAGTGGTGTAGAGTTTAAGAATAGTTTTAATGCTCAAGGTATGGCTGCAATGAATGCAGGTACACAAGCACACGATCGTATTCAGGCTGCTATGGGTAAGATGGAGTATGGAAAGTTAGTTGAACTTGAGCGTGAAGTAAAAGTAATTGATCCACCTATTCGTGGTTTTGCAGATGCAATTATTGAGATTGACGGTGAAGAGATCGTTGGTGAAATCAAAACAGTTAAGTCTGAAGGTTTTGATATTCGTAAAGACACTTCTACTGGTGCAGATAGTCACGTTGTTCAGCTACTTATCTATATGAAGGCTATGAATATGAATGAAGGTTTTTTCCTTTATGAAAATAAAAATAGTCACGAGATTGCCTGTATCCCTATCGTAATGTCTGAGGAAAATGAAAAGTATGCAGACTATATCTTTGAGTGGATGCGTGAAGTTCACAAGGCTTGGATTGACAAGAAAAATATTAAGCGTCCTTTTAGCGAAAAGGATAGCAAGTGTACTTATTGCCCAATTAAAACTGCTTGCTGGTCAATGCCAGATGGTCGCACAAAGATTGAACCACTGGAGGTTAGATCATTGTGAAAGATTGCGTACAATGTAAGCAACCTTTTAAGTTTAAAACACATAACCAAAAGTATTGTTCTAAAGAATGCTGTAGGCTTGCTACAAATAAAAAAATTATGGCAAAGTACTACATAAAAAAACAAAGACTTGCAGGTAAGTTAAGGTTGTGTAAGACTTGTAATAGTGAATTAAGCAGGTATAATTCAGATAGTTCTTGTAGTATGTGTCAGGAAAAGAAAAGAAAAAATAAAGCAAGTATAGTTATAGGAGATATTGAAAATGTTATTAGCAAACTTAACAAAACCAAAAGCAGCTAGAGTTTTAGGTATTGATGCTTCTACTGGATCTATTGCATTTTGTTTATTTGAAGATGGTGTTCCTGTAAAATACGGTAAGTTTCCTTTAGAAGGAATGGACATTTATGAAAAGGTTGCTGATGCAGGAAAGAAAACAAGAATTGCATCAGAGTTTTTAAAGCCAGACTATGTTGCTATTGAATCAGCAATTATGGTTAAGTCTGCTGATGCAGGTTTAAAGATTGCAATGATTGTTGGTGCAGCACTTTCTGTGTTGCTAAAGCCAGGAGTTAAAACAGTTTCTATTGCACCTATTCAGTGGCAAGCATTTATTGGAAATAAAAATCCAACAAAGGCAGATAAATTAGCACTGGAAAAAGAGATTCCAGGAAAGTCTGTAACTTGGTATAAAGGTGAAATGAGAAATAGAAGAAAGCAAAAAACTATGGATTTCTTTAATACCACCTTTGGTACAGATATTGAAGACAATGATGTTGGCGATGCTTGTGGTATTGCTTACTATGCATACAAGAATATGACGGAGAGATAATGAGTAAATTATATCAATCAAAAACTTGGCTGACAAAAAGATATCTTATTGATAGAAAGACTATTGAAGATATTGCAAAAGAATGTTCAACAAGTCACCAAACAATATATAGGTACCTTGTTGAGTTTGATTTAGTTAGGAGTCAGAGAACGTGGAAGAAAAGATAAAACTTAATTTTTCAGGTGTCACTTTGGATAGTAATTATTCAAAACAAGATACTGGATATTCAAGTGCAGGAAATAATATATGTAAAGTATTAATAAAGTCAGGGTTTGATATAACAAACTTTGATATATACAATAGAAAAATCAACCTTTCTTTTTCATCTCCTTATAGTCATGTTATGTTTAGTGGAATGTATAATATTTTATATTCTGCACACGAGACAACCGAGATCTCTGACTATTGGGCTGAGTGCTTATCTAAAGGGGATGAAGTTTGGGCTACCTCAACTTGGACGGCAGACGTTTATCGTAAAAAGATTGACAAGCCTGTTCACGTTGTACCTCACGGTGTTTCTGGAAGTTTTGTTCCAGGAAAGAGAAAGCTAAAAGAAAATAAGTTTATCTTTTTACACCTTGGAGAGCCATATGTTCGTAAGGGTGGACAGGCTGTTGTAGATGCCTTTTTGCAGGAGTTTGAAGGCAATGATGATGTTCTTTTAGTTATTAAGTGTTATAATGAAGGTCATACTATTCGTGTCCCAGATGCAAAAGGAAATTTTGTAGATCCAACAACTATTCATAAGAACATCAAAGCTATAAAGAAGTCTATAAGTTTCAATGATTATTTAAAGATACTTCATAATACCCACTGCTTAGTTTATCCAAGTTGGGGTGAAGGATTTGGAATGATGCCTCTAGAGGCTATGGCAAGTGGTATGCCAGTAATTTCTACTTGGGAATGGGCGGAATACAAAGATGAAATCAAATATAAAATTGATAGTGATTTAAGTCCAGTACCAAATGAATTACCTAAATACTTAAAAGAAACATATTTAGGTGAAATATATCTTGCCAGAATTGAATCTATAAGATACAATATGAGGAAAGTATATGAAAACCACGAACAAGCATTTGAAGATGCTTGGACTGAATCATTTAAAGTACATAGAAAATGGAATTGGGAAGAGGTTATTGAAACACATGCAATTCCAAAACTTACACAAATACACGGAGATTTAAATGCATGAATATAAAGATGAAAAGTTTCATATTGAAGTAGATCAGGTTAATCACCCAATCCACTATACTTCTGACCCATCTGGAATAGAATGTATACAAATTACACGCCACCGAAACTTTAATATTGGTAATGCTTTTAAGTACCTGTGGAGAGCAGGTATCAAGGATGATAAAACACAGATTGAAGATTTACAAAAAGCTATCTTTTATATCAATGATGAAATAAACAGACTGGAGGGTGAATAGAATGCCAACCTATGAATATACTTGTCTAGATTGTGATAAAACTATTAGCAAAAGCAATGTAAAAGTTGATGATAGAGATCATCAGCAATGTGGAGAATGTGGAAATGTTTTAACTAGAAGTTGGACTATTGGCAATGTTGCTGTATGGGCTCCAACATCTGGTGGATACCGTTAAATGGCTAAAAAACAGGTACAGATCAAATATAACCCACTTTGGGAAGTAAAGCATGAATATCTACACGGTAAAGATTTAATTTGCTCTGGTACATTAGTTAAAATTAAGAATGTTCGTGGTGAATTTAAGTTCCAAAAGTATGTTAAAAACATAGATTCAGGTATGGAATGGGTTGATGTTCTTGGCTCAACAGGCTATAGATCCTTTTATGTATACGATTTAAAGGGTATAATTAAGCCTAAGAAGAAAAGAGCAAAAAAAGATAATGTCTGAAATAGAATTAGTAGACCGTTGGGAAAACATCAACAAGGTCGCAGAAGAGTTTCTAAAGGGTAACACCAATCCCACAACTATTGCTAAAGCCCTAGAAATGAAGCGTGTAGACGTTATTGACTATCTAGAAGAATGGCGTATGGTCGTAAGAAGCGACAAGCAAGTTCAACTTCGTGCTCGTGAAGCCTTAGTTGGTGCAGATCAGCACTACTCAATGCTAATTAAAGAGGCTTGGGATGTTGTAAATGAGGCTGGAAATACTAACCAGCTATCACAAAAGACGGCAGCACTAAAACTTATTTCTGATGTTCAGCAAAAGCAGATTGATATGCTGCAAAAAGCAGGTATGTTAGACAACCACGAGATGGCTGAAAAAATTATAGAAACAGAGCAAAGACAAGAAGTCATTGTTGGTGTAATTAGAGATGTAGTATCTGGATGCGATAAGTGTCGCATTGAGGTAGCAGAAAGACTTTCAAAGATAAGCGACAAAGCAGAGGAAATCTAATGTTTGAAGATATGTTAGATCTTCTTGGCGGTGACGAGTTTGATGAAAGACCAGTAGCACTTGAAGAGTTTGTTACAAGTGAAGACTTTCTTGGCTTGCCCCCACTATCTGACTATCAATACACATCTATTCGTGCGATGAGCCAGATATATAAAAAGGCAACTCTAATTAATCTTTTTGGTGAAGAAGAGGGTGAAAAAAGATGGAAGCAAACTTGTAATGAAGTAATCCTTCAACTTGGTAAAGGTTCTGGTAAAGACTATATGTCAACTATTTCTGTGGCATATATTGTTTATCTTTTGCTTTGCCTTAAAGACCCTGCCAAATATTTTGGTAAACCTCCAGGCGACTCTATTGATATTCTTAATATTGCTATCAATGCTGAACAGGCTAAGAATGTTTTCTTCAAAGGATTTAAAACTCGTATTGAAAAGTCTCCTTGGTTTGTTGGAAAGTATACTCCAACCGCAGGTGCAATGACATTTGATAAAGGTATTACTTGTCACTCAGGACACTCTGAGAGAGAGTCTTGGGAAGGTTACAACGTAATTATGGTAATCCTTGATGAGATCTCAGGCTTTGCTACAGACTCAACATCAGGACACGATCAGGCTAAGACTGCATCAGCTTTGTATGATATGTATCGTGCATCAGTAGACTCTCGTTTTCCAGACTTTGGTAAGGTTGTTTTGCTTTCGTTCCCACGCTATCGTAATGACTACATTCAAGAGCGTTACAATGCGGTGATTGCTTCTAAAGAAGTTATAATGAGACAACACACATTTAAACTTGATGAAGAACTTGAAGGTGATGATGATACTGCAGAAAACTATTTTACTATTGAATGGGAAGAAGATATTATCGAAGCCTATAAGTTTCCAAAAGTGTTTGCTTTGAGAAGACCTACTTGGGAAATTAATCCAACTAGATCTATTAATGATTTTAAGATTTCATTCTACACAAAACCAACAGATGCCTTGTCTCGTTTTGCCTGTATGCCACCAGATGCTGTAGATGCTTTGTTCCGTTCAAAAGAAAAGATAGATGCTTGTTTTAATCAGGTAAATATTGCGGTAGATCAAGAAGGAAGGTTTGCTACGTCATTCTTACCAGATAAAGATAAGCAATACTACATACACGTTGACCTTGCACAAAAGCATGACCACTGTGCAGTATCTTTGTCACACGTTGAAAAATGGGTAAAGGTAAATAGTTTTAATGATAAAGATGTTGTAAGTCCTATTGTTGTTGTAGATGCTGTTAGATGGTGGACACCAACCGCAGAAAAAACAGTAGACTTTAAGGAAGTAAAAGCATATATCCTTAGCCTTAGAGAGCGTGGATTTAACATTAAACTAGTAACCTTTGACCGCTGGAATAGCCTTGATATTATGAATGAACTAATTGCGGTGGGTATGAAGTCAGAAACATTATCTGTTGCCAAGAAGCATTATGATGATATGGTTCTGCTAGTAGCGGAAGAAAGAATTGTTGGTCCTGCTATTTCACTTTTAACAGAAGAGCTATTGCAATTACGCATCATTCGTGATAAAGTAGATCATCCAAGAAAAGGTTCAAAGGATTTAGCAGATGCAGTTTGTGGTTCAATCTATAATGCTATTGCTCGTACCCCAAAAAATGTTGGAGAAGTAGAAATACAGATACATTCATATGACCAGTTTATTGATGATTCTGATATTGATCCAGAAGAATTAAGACCAGGAAATAAAAAGATACCTATGGATATTATGGACTTTTTGGGAGGACTAAGTGCCATTTGATGATGAAGACTTTTATGAAGAAGACTTTGATCAAGATAGATTAGACGACATTATGAAGTACTTAATAGAGGACGGATACTTGTTAGAAACTGGACTAGATCAAAATGGAGAGGTGTTATATCAAACTACACAAAAGTTTAGCAAAGACTTTCCAGATATGTTTGAAGAACAGATAGCTGAAACTAACATAATCATCTATGAATTATGGATGATGGGTTTATTAGATGTGACGGTAAAGGAAGATGTTAATGATTGGGTAGTAATAGTCAATGATAAAACAATGAACTGTGATTTAGGTCCATTAAGCCAAGAACAAAAGAATGTAATTTTACAATTAAGGTATAAGACTTTGTATTCAGAAGATGATACAATTTAGTGTCAAAAACTATTGACATTTTAGATAAAAGAAGGTAATATATAACTATGGAAACAACATTTGAAGATAAGGTTGCATATGTAGCAACATCGTTCTATCGCCGTTTTGACGATACTGAAGAGGGCTTTGATGCCACTAACGAGTACCCATCAGTACTTCGTACAATTTTTACTCGCAATGATATGGCAGGTCCTCTTGCTCTAGCATTATTTAATGGAGACATTGAACTAAAGGGTGATAGTGCAAAGAAGTGGATTGAAGAGTCTTTTGACATTCTTACCGCAGTATTTGGAGATCCAAATATTAAAGAAGAAGTTCCAGAAACTCCAACTCTAGAAACAAAGCCTAAGAAAGCTCCTGCAAAGAAAGCAGCAGCAAAGTCTTAAGTAGGTTAGCCTCGTTGGTCTAGGGGTTAGGACGCTTCCCTTTCACGGAAGAGATCAGGGGTTCGATCCCCCTACGAGGTACAGCAGTGTGTGTTAGCCAGTTGCACACATTCCCACATGTTAGGTGGCATGGCAAACTGGCAATGCGAATGTTGCATAATGGTAGTGCTCCTTCCTTCCAAGTAGGTGGCGAGAGTTCGATCCTCTCCATTCGCTCAAGGGAAAGAGATTGGCATAATATAACTTGCTAGTCTCTTTCCTTCTATCCCCAATAGCTCAATCGGCAGAGCGTCAAACTGTTAATTTGAATGTTCCTAGTTCAAGTCTAGGTTGGGGAGCTCGGAGGCAGACGTTCTGCTGGATATGTCTCAAGGTGGGGCAGCTGACTGTAAATCAGTGGCGGATGCATGGTAGGTTCGATTCCTACATCCAGCACTAATAAAAAAACTACAAAAGAGAGTATACTAGTAATATGATTGAAACACAAGAAGTAGTAGATCGTCAATTAAAGGTTGCAGATAGATGCGACAGGTGTGGTTCTCAAGCCTTTGTGCTTGTTAAAGGAATTGCAGGAGAATTAATGTTTTGTGGACACCACTATGCAAAGAATCAAGACTCATTAGAAAAGTATGCTTATGAGGTTGTTGATGAAAGAAATCATATAAACGCAACATCAGCCTCCAGTCCTGTTTAGATAGGATTGCCCTCGTAGCTAAGTGGATATAGCGAATGGTTTCTACCCATTAGGACGGGAGTTCGAATCTCTCCGAGGGTACTTTGCTGATATAATTAACTTGGGATTAATCCCTAATTTATATGAAAAGAGTGATTATTAATGGGTCTACCTATTAAGGGTGGTAAGGTTACAACACCTTACAAGAAACTAGGAAAGTGGTGGTCAAAAGGCTACCATACAGGAGTAGATTTTGCTTGCAAAGAAGGAACAGATATTGTTGCTGTTGCAGATGGCAAGATTGAAAATGCTAACTGGGGAGCCAGCTATGGTACACAGTTGGTACAAAAAGTTGATGGTGGATGGGTAATTTATGCACATCTATCAAAGGCTCTAGTCAAGGCTGGAGACGTAGTAAAGAAGGGACAGCATATTGGAGAGTCTGGTAATACAGGCAATTCTTCAGGTCCACACCTTCATTTTGAAATGAGAGATAATATTAAGTGGAGTTCAGGCAAGGATATCGATCCTGCTAAAATTCTAGCTTCCTAGTTTCAAAACATTACAAAAGCCCTTGACATTGTTGAGGGCTTTTGCTATACTATAACAAAGAAAACAATATTGCCTACATAAAAGGATTAAAATGGATTACAGTGAATGGAAGTTCCAACAACTTAAAGGAAATACCGAACAGTCATATGATGAATTAAGCACACCATCAAAGTTTGCTTTTTTTACTGTTGCTTTCTGCTTTTGGGCTGCATTTTTATTTATGGAGAATTGGCTATTAATGATTTTTTTGGGATCATTACATTCAGTATTTAGCTTTATTCCTGCAGCAGGTTTCTGGACAATTTTATGGTTTAATGTTTTACTTGGAATTGTCTTTAATATTATTAGACAAACCATTAAGGCTTCTAAGTGAATAAACTAGTCCTAGTTGACATTGATGGAACGGTATCACATAGAACTAATCGTGAGCCATTTGAATATGATAAGGTCTCATCAGACCGCCCAGATCATAAAACTATTGAGGTAATTACTGCTTTATGGAAAGCAGGATACAAGATTATATTTATCTCTGCTCGTGATGATTCATGCTTTGATGATTCATATGAATGGCTAAGACTAAACTGTCCTCCATTTATTAAACTATATATGCGTAAAACTGGTGACTTTCGTAAAGATGCAGTCATTAAAGAAGAAATATACCGTGAACACATTGAGCCTTTCTATGATGTATTTTGTGTATTTGATGATCGTAATCAAGTTGTAGATATGTGGAGAAGTATTGGTCTTAAATGTTTTCAGCCTGAGTATGGTGACTTTTAATGAGTAGAGGTTTTCAGTTTGATTTCTTTGCAGAAGAATGGTCACACACTTGTGGTGCTTGCAGTAGAGAATTGTATGCACCAACTAAAAAACATATGGAAGGTAACTTCTGGCTACACACCCACTCAAATGACTGTCTTGGAGGATGGTAATGTTTAATATATATAATGATAAATCAGAAAGAGAACTAAATGTTTGATACAGAAGAAATTTTTTGGACTACTAACGGAATCCAGATTAAACCAGAAGAAATGACATATACTCACAGGGCTAACACCATTAATATGATGGTTAAAAAGGTTACTAAAGATCTTTCTACTGCCAAGTTTAAGCCTTCAGGTCTTGCTAGACATGAAGAAATTGAACGTATTGCATTTGAACAACAAACAAAAGATATAGTAGAGGCTGGTCCAAAAGCTATACTTCAATATGTTTTTCAGCACTATCCAGCAATTCGCAGGATGGCAGAATTAAACGGATTGCTATAAGGAATAATAATGAATAAAAAAGAATTAGAAAACTATTTATCTTATGAAGATGAAGAAATTATGTTGATGGATGGCTTTGAAGAAGCATTCATTGGTTTATCTAAAAGATGTGGTCAGCCAACACTTGCAACATATTCATTTCTTAAGATGATGGAAGTACTTGTTGAGCGTGATGATATGACCTATGAAGAAGCAGATGAATACATAATGTATAATTGCGAGGGTGCTTGGATGGGTGAACTAACACCTATCATTTTGCACGAATATAATGATCCTTGGAGAAATGATGTCTAAAGAAACTAAAAGTTATTTTATTAAGTCAACAGATGAGCTAACAGAGATTTTTGTAAAGGGTTTAAGAACCTATGTTGAAAATCGTTTAGGTGAAACTGAAATGCATATGGAAGACTTTGCAGTAGAAGCAGCAAACTTTGCAGAATGTTTTTATGCTACAATTACTGCGTTACCGATAGATAATAGATGAAGTTTTCACACTCAGTTGCTGAGTTATTAATTTTAACCTTTGTAGCATTAAACTGCTACGTTAATGTAAGAAGATATATATGGGACAGGAGGAAGCGTAATGGAATTTAATTTACACCACGATGTAGATAAAGGACCACTAGTTAGATGGGTAGCTAATCAGGCTATGAATATATCTGGCTGGTTGGCAAAAGTATCCTCCCCATATGCAGATATGTATACAGCGGTGTGGGATGATTATGAGGATAATGAATTATCTGTGCCACATAACCAAATGGGAATATTTGAAGATCTTGAACCATTTCCACAGTTTGAACACTTAACGGAGGATTTAATTTAATGACAGATAATATGTATTACTACAGAGACCAAATGAAAGAATTGCAAAATGTAAATGCTTTTGTAAGAACAAACACTCTTAGAACTGTTTTAAATAAATTAGAATGGATTAAAGAACAAGGCGGTGGCATAGATCATGCTATTGAGTTTCTTAAATCGGAGTTAAAATGATACAAAAGATTTTAAGATATGCTGAACATTTAGGTTTAGATAAAGAACAGTTATTAGATATGACAATGTTAGAAGCAATGTTATTAATTGAAAATACAAAAGATATGTGGAAGGAAGTGAAACAACTTGGGTAAGCATCACGATAAAGTTCTTAAAGCACTAGAAGTTAGAAGAAATAATGTTCCACAAAAAGGTGGATTTAATATGCCTGGATCAATGAATAAAAGAAAAACTGGATATAAAAAGTAAAACAACTTGACAACCTTTTAGTCCTATGCTAAACTAGAATAATGCGATTCAAAACCTTGGTTTTGATTCCCCTTTTTGCGCTTCTTGGAGGTTCTGCAATCCATGCAGAAGCCACCACGCTACCAAAAAGCCAGAGTCAAACTAGTGCTAATGCACCGCTTAAAACAAAGATAACACCTTCCCCAGAACCAACTATTTCGTTGGATTACAGAAATACAGAAACAGCGTCACGATCCGCTTCAAGATACAGATATGCCACTCCAGAGTATAACAAGCTTTGGGCTAAGTCATATATGTCGTCCAAGTATAAATGGGAAACAAAACAATACCAATGTCTAGTAACTTTATGGAACCGTGAAAGCGGTTGGCGTTCAAACGCACATAATAAAAGTTCAGGAGCACACGGTATACCACAGTCATTGCCAGGAAATAAGATGGCATCTATAGGACCTGACTGGAAATCAAACCCACATACACAAATCAAGTGGGGTTTGAAATACATTAAAGGGAGATACAAAACACCTTGTGGAGCCTTAGTTCATTCTAACAACCACAACTGGTACTAGTAAGATGTCCTGAGCAAGACATTAAACTGCTCGCCATTAATTATTGCTGTACAATAATGGTATGCCCAAAGATGTTGAGCGTCAACGAAATAGGGAATATGTGCGAAAAATTAAAGAACAAAGTCCCTGCACAGATTGTGGAAAGTTCTATCATTTTAGTCAAATGGACTTTGATCATCTTGGAGACAAGAAAGTTAATGTTGCTACATTAGCTAACTCAACAGCAAAGATTGCTGAAATAAAGAAAGAAATAGCAAAGTGTCAAGTTGTCTGTGCAAATTGTCATAGATTTAGGACTTGGCAAAGACTGCAAAATGAAGTATAATTAAATGTCAGCCTTTTTAACTCAGTTGGTAGAGTGCCATACTTGTAATATGGATGTCGGCGGTTCGAACCCGTCAAAAGGCTCTAGGTGGCAGGAAGTCGTCCTTAGTGATGGTTGATAGTTACAGTTACGAGTCCACGAGACACGTTTGCCTTGCAGGTAAAACACAAGGTCTTCCTGTCACCGAATATTTAAATAGGAGAAGAAATGAATTTAGTAGAGTTTATCGAAGAAATTAAGTCTGGAACTACAATCGTAGATTTCTGGGCGGAGTGGTGCGGTCCTTGCAAAATGGTTACACCAGTTCTAGAAGAGATTGCAAAAGAAAATAATGTAAAACTTTTAAAGGTTAATGTTGATGAGAGCAAGGAACTTTCAAGTGCCTTTAATCTAACAAGTATTCCAGTAATTATGCTATACACCGATGGTGAAAAAACAAAGCATATCATTGGTGCAAAGCCAAAACCAGCTTTACAAAAAGCCTTATTCGAGGAAAAGTAATATGGAGAGTATAGTCTTTGTGGCGGTATCCTCAATTATCCTTTGCATATGGACATACCTTTTATATAGACAAACCAATAATACTGATGCTGATGTTGTAAACTTTGTTTTATCAACGCAGGTGGCATCACTAAAAAATGAGAATAATACACTTAAAGATAAACTAAATACATTAGAGGAAATCAAAAATGTTTAAGAAAAATAAAGACGAAATGTTGGTAGAAGAATACCAATATCGTGCAGTTATTACATACTTGCCTGAAAAGAAGGCATACAGAGCATCTGTTCAACGTAGAATTGGTATTAATGAATGGGTAAAGGTTACTTGTGGTCTTAAAGGTGTTAATTTTGCATCTAAAGAACAAGCTGAAAGTGCTGCAAGACATAAGATTAGGGTGCAAAAAAGCCTTGATGATCAAGTAAGTAGCCCGATTTCATATATCATCTATGACGATTAAATGATAAAATAGTTATTATGGCTAATAAACAATTCCAAGTTCCTATTAATTTACTTAATTTAGCTTCAAACCCAGCAAGTGCATCTGAAGGAGATATTTATTACAATACTTCAGACGACACTATAAGGCTATATGCTAATGGAAATTGGGTAAATGTTGGTGCAGCAGGTCCAACAAATATTCATGCCTCAGCAAAACTTGCAACAACAGCAAATATTACTGGTACATATACCGCAGGAACTATTGATCAAAATGGTGGATATGGTATTGGTGCAACTCTTACTGCCACCGCTACTGGTCGTGGAACTATTGATGGTGTTAGTATCACTAATGGTGATCGCATCCTTGTTAAAAATCAATCAACTTCTACACAAAATGGTGTATATACAGTAACAAATCAAGGCAACACTGGTGTATCATTTGTACTTACAAGAGCCACAGATTTTGATAATTCTATTGCTAATCAAGTAGTACTTGGAGATTTCCTTTATGTAACTAATGGAACTGCAAATGCTACAAGTAATTGGATTTTAAATTCATCAGGAACTGCTGTTGGTGGAGCTATACTTATTGGAACTGATTCAATTACATTTGCACAGGTAGGTGGGGTAGGTCCACAAGGTCCAACTGGTCCAACAGGTGCTGGTGGTGCATTGGGTTATTGGGGTTCTTTTTGGTCAACACAAAATCAGACTGCCGCAAGCACAACAACTGCTTATGTAGTTACTCTAAATAATACTGACCCAGATTCAAACGGTGTAAGTGTTGTTTCTAATAGCCGAGTGACACACGCATTTGCTGGTGTTTATAATCTTCAATTCTCAGTCCAATTTCTAAATAATGCTAATCAAGATGCAAATACAAATGTTTGGTTCCGTAAAAATGGCACTGATATTACAGACAGTAGTAGTCAAGTAACTGTTCCTGGACAGCACGGTGGTGGTTCTGGGCAGATAATTCTTGCTCTTAACTATATGCTTACCCTTGCTGCAAATGATTACATTGAGTTGGTATGGCAAACAGAAAATACTAATGTTTCTCTTGAGTATCTTGCTGCTGGAACAACACCAACTACTCCAAGAACCCCTAGTGTTATCTTTACTTCACAACAAGTTATGTACACTCAAGTTGGTCCAACAGGTCCATCTGGCGTAATTGCTGTAACTTCACCAATTACTAATTCAGGCACAAGCACATCAGCACAACTTGGATTTGATCAAGCTGCACAAGACACAACTAATGATGCACGTTATGCTAGATTAGCAGGTGCAACATTTACTGGAGATATTCTTGGCGGTTCTACATTTTCAGCATTTAATACAACAAATAACTTAACTATTGGTAAGTCTACTGGATATACAAATATAACTGCTACTAATAACATCCTTTCTGGTGGAACAATTCAAAGTCCTGGTGGTTCAGATATTACAATAACAGATAACTATTCTGTTAGAGATGTATATGCACCAAGTGGCAATTCCAGTCAAATTATTAATATTGGAACAGGAAATACTAGTGAAATTCCAGAAGCAGAAGCATTTATAAATGTTAATATTGGAACTGGAACTGGAACTGCTAGAAGTATTATAATTGGTAGTACTGGATCTTTTACTCAAATTAATGGATCTCTAAGTCTTCCAGGCTCAATTAGTACTGGCAATATTGATGCTACATCACTGTATCTTAGTGGAAACTTAACGGTTAATGGTACAACTACTACTATTGATTCTGCAACACTAACTGTTAATGACAAAAACATTGAATTAGGTTCCGTCTTATCAGATTCAAAATATGGAATAATTTCCTCTACTGCTACAACAACAACAATGACTGGAACAAATACTAATGGAATAATTCCAGGAATGGCACTTACTAAATCATCTGGAACAGGTGCTTTTGGCGGAGTAACTACGGTTACATCTGTTGATAGTGCAACACAATTTACATTTACATCAGCATCTGCAAATACCGCAGGAGAATTAGTATTTAACGTAATTGGTCCTTCAAATACCAGTGCAAATGGCGGTGGTATAACCCTTAAAGGGACTACAGATAAAACATTTAACTGGCTTAATGCCACATCCGCTTGGACTTCATCAGAACATATTAGTCTTGCATCAGGTAAAAATTTACTATTAAATGGTTCGACATCAGGAACTATTACACTTACTCCTGCTGCAACAGCAGGTACAAATACTATTACTTTACCAGCAGCAACTGGAACAGTTGCTTTAACTTCTATTTTAAAATATCAGGCTGATGAGCCAACTAGTCCAGCACAAGGAGATATTTGGATTGAGTCTGATGTTGATGTACCAACTGATACATATGCAACATTAACAAGTATTCAAACTTTAACTAATAAAACTTTAACGTCCCCAAAAATAAATGAAAATGTTTTACTTACTACCACTTCAACTGAACTTAATTATGTTTCTGGTGTTACTTCATCCATTCAAACTCAGTTAAATGACAAGGTTAATATTAGTAATCCTACATTTCAGGGAACCGTTTCATTAGGACAGTCTGCTACTTTTTTTATTGAGGGTAGCACGAATGATTCTTTTGAAACAACTCTTACAGTAGCCGATCCCACAGCAGATAGAACTATTACTTTGCCAAATGCAACTGGAACAGTTGCTTTATTAGATAGTCCTGATTTTACAGGTACTCCAACAGTACCAACGGCATCCGTAGGTACCAACACAACGCAGATCGCAACCACCGCTTTTGTTCAAGCAAATTCTGCTAGGCTTGTAGCAGAACGTATAACTGGTACTGCTGCTATTGCCAATACTGAAACAGTTGTTCTTAGTTTTACTGCACCTTCAAATAGTATTTCTGCTGGAGATGTTTTTAGGTTTACTGGTTTTGCAACTCGTGCTGGTGCTAATAGCACTGCTCCAACATTTCGAATCAGAATAGGTCCAACAACCCTTAGTGGTGCAATAGTTTCTACTCTATCCCCAACAGCCACGGCTACTGTTGCACCATTTAAATTTGAAGCAATAGTCACTTGCCGTTCAGTTGGATCTTCTGGAACTATTGGTGGTGCAGCAAGTGCGCTTTACTCAACAGGAGTTGGAGGAAATAGTATCACTGCTCCAGTAACTGTAAATACAACAGTATCTAATCTTGTTGAGGCAACAATTATTTCAGGTATTTCTGGAAATAGTTACACATTTGAACACGCTATTTTGGAGAAGTTGCCTACATAATGAAACAAATAAAAATTACAAAGGAGTTAATTAATGGCTAAAAAAGCTTATGTTTATACTGGTAGTGCTTGGGTTGATCTTGCATCTTCAACACTTGATTTATCTGGCTATGCACCACTTTCAGTAACAACTAATGCACAAACTGGAACTAGTTATACATTGGTGCTTGCTGATAATGGTAAATATGTAGAAATGAATAATGCATCAGCAAATACTCTTACTGTACCACCTAATTCATCTGTTGCATTTCCAGTTGGAACTCAAGTAACAGTTATTCAAACTGGTGCTGGTATAACTACTATTTCTCCAGGTGCAGGAGTAACTATTGATTATTTTTCTCCAACAAGTGCTGCAACAAGAACATTAAAGGCACGATGGACGGCTGCAACTTTAATTAAACGTGCCACCAATACTTGGGTATTGATTGGAAATCTAACTTAATGATTCCTATTGGTGTAGTCTCAAGCAGTATGCCTTTTGGTAGAGTTCCAGATGCTCCAGTGCTGTCTGGTTCTTTTAACAGTACAGATGGAGAATTTAATTATTATGATGTATCTTGGACAGTACCTGCAAATAATGGCTCACCAATAACAAACTTTGCGAATCAGTTTTCTAACGATGGTGTAAACTTTACAACCTCTTACACTGGCTCAAGCACTTACACAAGTGACGGTGTTGGTGCTGGTATTGGTGAGGTTTTTTATATTCGAGTATATGCAATAAATTCCTTTGGCAATGGCACACCAAGCAATTCTTTTGTATTTTATGGTCCTTAAAAAAACACAATGTACCTTGACACCAATATACAAATATGAGATAATATAGTATGAAAATTTTGGTATATGGAACAGATAAGTTTGAAGACTATCCTACATTTATGCGTGGATTAGTTGTTGCTATTGAAGAAAATATGAATAATAGTGACGGTAGATTAGATGTCTACACCGCAGGTCCTCATAAAATTAATAACTTTGTAGCAGAATTTATTAATAAAAGCGAGGGAATGTTTAAACAAAATGGTATCAAAGCTAGATTTAATCGTGTAAAAAAGTCCCAAGTAATTGAAGGCTTTGATTCATATGACTTTGATCATATTCTATCGTTTAATTCTAAACAAGACCCAAAACTATTTGACATTATTTTAGATAAGGCAGAAAATAATAAGATTAAATCATCTTATTACAAATATTAGGGTATAATTTAGGTATGGCTACTGAGATCTCCCTTGAACCGACCACTGTTAATTTAACTGTATATAAGGGTGATTCAATCAATCTTAGGTTTAATTTAAAAGAAGATGGAACTAATTATACCATTCCTAGTGGTGGAACTTGGAAGGGAGATATTGAAAATCCAGCAGGAACAGCATTAGTGACTGCTGGTTCAACTACTGGCACTTTTGTTTTAACTGGAACTAATCCAAATACTTTTTTTACTGCAACTGTTCCTAGCACCACCACAACTGATTTAGTTGTTGGAACAACATACAAATATGACATTCAATATACTTGGACGGATAGCGTTGTTAACCTTAGAACATTTGTTAAAGGTACAATCACAGTTCTTGATGAGGTAACAACATAATGGCTAATCAAACAATAATTTCACTAGATCTTTCATCTTCAACAGTTACAGATGTAACTCTTTCAGATTTATATGCAACAAAAATAAGTCCAGTATTTACTGGAAATGTAATTGCAAATGGTGCTAGTTCAGTAATTCTTCCAGCAA